GAGGAATCGAACTAAACGAGAAAGGCGGTAACAAATGCGCTACGGCAGTTGGCAAGATTCGAGCGCAACAACTCGCAGACGGACGTGCAATATCGGTAGAGACCATTACACGTATGTACTCGTACTTGTCCCGTGCGGAGGCGTACTACGATGAAAGCGATACCGCTGCCTGTGGTACTATTTCCTTTCTGCTATGGGGAGGGTTAGCCGCAAAGCGCTGGGCAGAATCTAAATTAAAAGAATTAGGTAAACTATGAAACAGACCCCTAGCCGTTCCTCACCCAAAGGAGACAAGCGTGGCTGCTTGTGCAAGAATAACACCTACTCAAAGAAGTGCTGCGATGGTTCGCTCCAGGCACAGGGAGTGGGAGTTACCGTCAAAGTCCCAACCTAAAAATGTAACAAAACCAAATAACCCGTTTAATTGAATTATGAAAGCAACAGAAATTTTCCAGAAATTCTTTGCCGAGCTGTCCGCAGTTGAGACATCCGAAGTTGAGTTGGCGCAAGCCAAACTCGATAACGGCACCGTCCTAGAAGCTGAATCATTTGAGGCAGGCCAACCCATTTTCATCGTATCAGAGGAAGACCGTATTGCAGTCCCAGTCGGTGAGTATCAAATGGAAGATGGCCGCATTTTGGTTGTAGTTGAAGAAGGTGTTATCGGTGAAATCAAAGAAGCAGCAGCCGAGGTAGAAGAAGAAGCTCCATCAGTAGAGGTCGAGGTTGAAGCAGCCGTAGAGCCAACGATGGAGGACAAAATCAAGGAGATGGTTATGCCACTCATTGAAGAGATGAAAGCTGAGTTATCAGCAATCAAAGAGGAAATGGCAAAGAAGAAGCAGGAGATGTCAAGCGATATGCCTGCTGCTATGCCAATCCGCCACAACCCAGAAGCAGCACCTGCGCCTGCACGAGTGAACCTCGCACAGAATGCCCCGGAGTCTGCTCTTGACCGAGTTCTTGCCCGTATTAACAAATAAATCAATTAAACAATGCCCACGACTACTTCAATCACCACGACCTATGCTGGCGAATTCGCTGGCCGTTACGTGGCCGCTGCTCTTTTGAGCGCACCTACCTTGGACAAAGGTCTCATCGAGATTATGCCCAACGTATACTACAAATCCGTTATCCAAAAGGTTAACACAGACGACATCCTGAAGGACGCTACTTGCGACTTCGACCCAACATCTACCGTGACCTTGACCGAGCGTGTTTTGACCTTGGAAGAGTTCCAAGTTAACTTGCAGATGTGCAAGAAGGACTTCGAGCAAACTTGGCAGGCCGTAGAGATGGGTTATTCTTCTTTCAAGAATGTACCTGCTTCTTTCACCGACTTCATCGTTGCCTACGCTGCTGAGCGTGTTGCTGCTCGTATCGAGCAAAACATCTGGGCTGGTGTTAACGCATCTGCTGGTCAGTTCGCAGGATTCCAAACTTTGTTCGCTGCTGATTCTGACGTTATCGATGTAACCGGTACTACCGTTACTGCTTCTAACGTAATCACCGAGTTGGGTAAGGTAGTTGACGCTATCCCTGCTGCTCTTTACGGTAAGGAAGATTTGTACTTGTACGTTCCTCAGAACGTGGCTAAGGCCTACGTACGTGCTTTGGGTGGCTTTGCCGCTTCAGGAGTAGGTGCAAACGGTGTTGACAATGCTGGTACCACTTGGTTCAACAATCAGGAGTTGTACTTTGACGGTATCAAAGTTGCCGTTGCAAATGGTTTGTCTTCTAACAAAATGGTGGCTGCACAGAAGTCAAACTTGTTCTTCGGTACCGGTTTGTTGAGCGACAAGAACGAAGTTCGCCTGATTGATATGGCTGACATCGATGGTTCTCAGAACTTCCGCTTGATTATGCGTATGAGCGCTGGTATCCAATACGGTATCGGTAGCGACATCGTTTACTACGGAGCTTAATTAATTTCAAAAATCCTGATAGGGGTGGTGGTGTAATGACGCCCCACCCCTTTCTTTTTTAAACCAACTAAAAAAACAAAACAAAATGGCTTGTGCATTATCCCTTGGCCGAATCGAACCTTGCAAAGACGTTGTAGGTGGCATTCAGGCGGTTTACTTTCTGAACTATCAGAATCTTACGGTTACCTACGATGTAACCAATACAGACGCTATCGATACATTGGGTAGCGGTTTGACGGCATACAAATACGAATTGAAGGGTACGTCTTCTTTTGAGCAGGCAATTACTTCAAGCCGTGATAACGGAACTACGTTCTTTGACCAAACCTTGAACCTGACCTTGCACAAGTTGAGCAAGCAATCACACAAGGAAATCAAGTTGATGGCTTACGGCCGTCCTATCGTAATTGTAGAAGACCGCAACTCTAACTTCTTTGTTGCAGGTTTGGAACACGGTTGCGAGGTTACCGGAGGAACAATTGTTACCGGTGCTGCTATGGGCGATATGTCTGGCTACACCTTGACCTTGAATGGCCAAGAGCAGTTGCCTGCAAACTTCTTGGATGGTACTTTGGCTGCTTCTGGTATTTCTACGATTGTCTCCGGTTCAGATTTTTAATGACCTATGGAAAAGGCATTAAAGATTATGAACCAAATGTCTGCCCAGCGGATTGAACTTGCAGCAACAGACGATTTAGAAGCGGCATTCCGTGACCTGGCTACGGTCAGTTCCGATTACGATGTTATCGTAAAGAATGCACGGGAGTTTGAATCTGACGCTGCACGTTTGAAAGGCCGGTACGGAACCATCAGCAATCAGGGAAGCCAGGCGTTGAAGGTGTTGCAATCCATCCTTTCCCGTATCACGAAATCCCAAAAGGAAATCGTTAATCAGGCAAAGGAATTAGGAGTAGCAGCAAACACAATTCCCGCATACAATAAGTCGCAACAACAAGCAGCATTATTGGAGGCGAAGATTGCCTACCTTAGAAACGACCTGGAGCAAGATTTGAAACAATCATTACCACAGATTTAATAAATCAGTTCCAATTTAAAAGAGCCATCCTTCGGGGTGGCTTTTTTATTTAAAACAAAAAGCAACAAACGAGTTATTTGTAAGATGAACATTTTAACTACAAGCGCATCAGCGCAGAATTTGCAAATCATCCCTCGCTCGTTTCCTGCTTCTGTATCGGCACGGTTAACGAATGAGTCCACCAATACCACCCAAACGCAAACAATCGCTCCTACAAGCGCAAACGGTTATATGACGTTGAATGCTGCTTGGACTTTAAAGGAAGCAAACTTTTACCTATTGGAGGTATTTGATGGCGTAAATTTGATATACAGAGGTCGTGTATTCTGCACGAACCAAACAAACTTCGAGAAGTTCACGGTAAACAATGGCGTTTACACGCAAGAACAAGCCGGAGATAACACGTTCGTAATTATATGAGCAACATACGATTTATGGCCCTCAACTCCTACGTTAAGCCGCAGGTAAAGGAGGTTAGTGGAAAGAGTTGGATTGAGTACGGAGATGATAACAATTACTTCCAGTACCTGATTGACCGCTATAACGGAAGTCCTACCAACAACGCTATTATCAATGGCGTGATTGATATGATTTTCGGTAAAGGTCTTGCTGCAACAGACGCAGCACAGAAGCCAGACGAGTACGCAATGATGATGGGCTTGTTTACCAAGAACTGCGTCAAGAAGGTTGTTAGTGATTTCAAGATGATGGGCAATGCTGCCTTTCAGGTAATCTACAACCAAGACCATTCCAAGATTGTAGGCGTTGAACATATCCCGGTGGAGACGTTGCGTGCTGAACGTGCAAACGAAGATGGATTCATTCCCGCTTATTACTACGCAAAGGACTGGAATCGAGTAGCCCAACGCAAAGAGGTACCTGTACGCATTGAGGCATTTGGTATGTCCAAAGCAGGAATCGAGATTCTATACATCAAACCGTACAAAGCAGGTTACTACTACTACGCACCCACGGACTACCAAGGTTCATTGCCTTATGCCGAATTGGAGGAAGAGGTAGCCAACTATCATATCAGCAACATCAAGAACGGACTTGCTCCGTCTATGCTGATTAACTTCAACAACGGCACCCCAACCGAAGAAGAGCAGACCCTAATCGAGGCACGTATTGCCGACAAGTTCTCCGGTAGTTCGAATGCTGGTCGGTTTATCTTGGCCTTCAACGATAACAAGGAACTCGCAGCAACAATCGAACCCGTACAATTATCGGATGCAAGCGAGCAGTACCAATTCCTTTCTTCGGAATGTACGCAGAAGATTATGGTAGGCCACCGTGTAACAAGCCCGATGCTTTTGGGCATTAAGGACAATAGCGGATTGGGTAATAATGCTGACGAGTTGAAGACGGCATCTATCTTGTTCGACAACGTAGTTATTAGACC